ATGTATAAACTGCTATACCGATGCCGCCAACATGTATTGTTTCTTTCTTTATGGTCTTAGGCATATTATTTCACCTCCCCGGTCAGATAATCATATAATTTTTCAGCAGAACTGAAGTCGATATCATGGCCATTTTCGTCTGTGATAATGCCCGGCTCATATTTTCGTCCATAATCCAATTCATAAATATAATAGTCAATGTTTTCAGCTGCATCCTTCAGCAGTTTTCGAAGCAAAAATACCACGGTGCTCTCATGTGAGATCTGAAGTGCCGCCCCATTGCAAAAATCACACTCAACGTTATCCCTGCTATCACGGAATAGACTATTTACCCTTCTTACCAAATCCGATGAGTCCCTTAAACGATTCAGTATCTCCACAAATTCTTCTTTACTGATACTTGCACTGAATTCTTTGGCATTTTCATGCAATACCCTGTGAATCATCCTCTCGACTTGCTGAAATCGTACGATTCCCAATGTTCTCTTATCTAAGAAAGATGTGCCGTTTTGACCTTTTATGATCCATTCACAATCGGAATTATTGATGATGTACAGGTAATCCGTCCAATTCTCCGTAATGTCAATTACCCTTTCTTCCTTGTAGGTAATCAGATGGATCAGTTCTTCCTCGTAACCGTAATGAGACTTATTAAACCGGATCACAAAACTCTCATAGTTACTGTAGTTCGAAAACAATCCCGCTTCGAACATTTCCAGAATTCTATCAGCATTCCCATTCGGATACATATCTCCATTAAATTCTACTGACGAGAAAATCTTTCCGTCCCGGTCAATGTAAATAATCTTTCCTCTTGTCATCACGCACCTCCGATTCTTTTTTTATCGTATGATATGCGTGATTTTTTGTCATTGGACGGATAGTCCAAAATCCCGGCTATGCAACAAGTAGCGAATAATAAGCCTGCATTCGTTTTATTAATTGGTTTGAATTAGCCTTTTTAACCAAACAACAATTATATGTATACTTTGTGTATTGTTTCACTAAAAGATCCTCCATATGAAGATGGAACAATTCACTAAGTCGAAGAAGATTATCAACTGAAGGCAGTATTATTCCCTTAAACCATCTGTATACCGGTTGCGGGCATGACAATCCAAGATACTGTTGAATATCCTTTACGCTATACCCATTCTCATATACATATTTTCGGAGGTTGTTTCCGGTCTTCTCCATATCGATTATAGTTTCACTTTCAATCATTCGTCCTATCCCCTTTTATTCTGTAATAATCCCCCATCTCAACATCCAGAGTAATAGCCTTCTACCGGGTGTTGCTCACCCTCTGCAAAAGCACGCAACTTTCCACATGGCCTGACACGACAGAAAGTCTGTCATGCGGTCCCTTATGTTCGTGGGAACATATCCACGAACTCTTTAACGATTGCTCCATTTTTGCACCCACCCATCTATTCGTTATACATTAGCATAAACTCAGTAGCAAACTTAGCCACTAAATCGTGGTCTAATGCCGTTGCCAAGGTTTCATCATTACTATTGGCGGTAGGCGTCCAATTATAGGATCCATGCATAACGTAATCCATATCTATAATACAGAATTTGTGATGCATACGATTATATCCTCGGCTTCCCCAATGCTCGATTATTTTATAATCAAAGCCCTGCTCTTTTAATAATGAAATCATCGAACTGTTGCTGTCTTCTCTGGATACAATCACCCTGATACTGACTCCCTGGTTTTTCTTAGCCAACAGTTCCTGATATATAGCCATGTCAGTAAACCATGCAACAGCCACCCAAATGATAAATTTTGCATCTCGTATCCCTTGAATCACTGTGTCGCGGTACTCACTAAAAACCACATCATATTCTTTATACTCCTCAGGGGCAGCCGCTACTAACGGACGTATCAAGATTTCATTTAGAGCATATTCCAGTGATTCCTCATAAACAAAATCTGCTACTTTATCTATCTGTTTTTTTAATTCGTTAGCTTCGTCCAATAGTGGAACCGGCACTCGAAGTTCTACATTTTCCCATCTTTGGTTTGATATGCCTCCACCAACAAATTGATATTGCGGTAAGAAATTAGCTTTTGCTCTGCCTAATAATCTAATTAGCTGGTCTCTTCCTTCTATGCTTTTATATGTGCTATCGTACTTGAGAACCTCTATCATAGTTCCGACAAAGGCGGTCTTGTCCATTTATCCCATCTCCTCATTTCAAATTACATCAGCCATTATATTCATCGCTAATTCGCTATCAAATATATTCGCTCTTTGTCGAAGCAGATCTGAGAAGTATGGTTATAGATTTGTACCATATCCTCCATCTTCTCAACAAATACACGAGTCTCAGGATTACCCAAAGAAGCAAACTCCTTGACGGCTTTAGTTTCCATCCCCGTAGCATTACGACGTAATTTATCTCCGGTATCCTGTAAGAACTCATCAACGGGACCTTCTTTGACTACAGGTATATTGCCGATAAACTTTCCGACAGCTTTTCCCGCAGTTCCGATCCCCTTAATTACATTTGCCTCAACAGCATTATTTCCCATCTTTTCAAGACGCACAGAACACTCACCAAACAGTTCTCTGTACTTATCTGACATAGCTCTGATCTCGTCTTTGATTCCGATTATATATTCTTCTTTGAAGTTACCACTAAGCATCACTTCCATCATCGAAGCAAGAGAGAAGGTGTAAAGTGAAAGCCTATAATATTGAAACTTCTTCTCTAAATCGGCCAGTGTAGAATTCACTTTACTTTGGCCTACAATAAACTGTTTTGCCTTCAGAACCTCGTCTACCTTTTTCTGGTAGGCATTCATATTCTTTCTGGCTGTCCTTTGGATATCTAAAACCAGCTTATGGTTGCTCGAAACAAAGTGTTCATTATCCCAGTTAAGCTTATACTTCTTGGCAATTCCCATAAGGGTTTCAACGTCCGCTTCAATCTCAGATTCTTTTTCGATTTCCAAAAACGATAGAATCTGCTTTTCCATATCTGCTATTTTTCCAAGTTCTCTTTCAATAGAAAACAAAGCTACAGCCATCATCATTGTAGCCGGATTAAGTGCTGCTGCCGTTGTCGTTGTTGCAGACAAAGGTCCTGCCGCCTGAAGCTGTGCAAACTTGGAAGCTCCATCTGCAGTTTTAAAGGCTCCCCAGAAATTACCGTTCTTTGCAACCTTTAAAACATCACCAACTCCTGCATTCGCCAGAGAATAAAGGCCTTCTGTAGCAATTGTAGTCGTCTGAGTAACTGTATTCAAAGCAGGTATCATTGACGAAACACCTGCTCCAAGCGTAGATAATTCAGCAATAGGAACACTTAGTGTCGTACTACTATTATTAATAGAAGCTCTTGCTTCAGCTAACATTCCTTCGGTAAGCTCTACTAATCCGTAACTATCTGCGGTAACCTCTATCTCACTTTTATTGTCTATATTTATAATTTCTCCCATCTGGTCCCTCCAAATTGTTACAGATATTATGTCCAGCTCTCATCCATCAAACGTTGAGCTAGTTCCTCTGTATCCGGGATATCTTCTGTTCCCAGCACCTGGGTCAGATCAAATATCCTGGTTCCCATTGGCGCTCTAGGTGTTATCTTCTTAAAGTCCGTCTCGTAGAACTTATCAACAAAGAAGTACCTATGTTCAATACTCCTTAAATCATAACCATGAGAATCACCGTCTGCCATTGCCTTTGCAATGATCTCTTTTCTTTCATCGGTGAGGTCTCCATATTCAGCGTTATACTTCACGCCGTCTTCTGTCTCAACCGCTGTAATGCGAGCTATGACTTTTCCTACCGCACGCACGCTTTTATTCTTATAAAGTCCCAAGAAGTCATGTGCTCTAAAGCCGCGCTCCGCATTATCATAATATACGCCTGCAGAAACATTGAAATCCAATGTTGTCCCAGCAAGCTGCATTCTCAGATATTTCCAAGAATCCGAAACCGGGATAAGCCCGTCCGTATAACAGTAGTTAAGATAATCACTCAAAACATCCTGCATTTCATAATCTCTGTCGTCCAGAATATCACTGATGGCATTGGCCATGTCTTCAAATGTGGTATTAATATGTATTACCGGATGGGTCTGCTTTTCATTGTACGCTTTGAGCTTTTCTTCAAACTCCGCTTTTTTCCCTTCTTCCATAAGCTCCGGAGCCAAAGTGATCATTACCTTATACTTCTCGTCGCTAAATGAATTCAGGTGACGGAGTAGCTGATCCTCATAAAACCAGTCAGACATTTTGGTTTCAACCACAATCTTAAAGCTCTCCTGCGTAATGGTTGCATCAGGAATACTATCAACGCTCTTCTCCTGCAAGGTGAAGATTATTTCTGGATTAAAGGAATCAGAGAAATACTCCGATTTCAGGAACCTAAAAAACTTGTCAGATGAGTATGAATATAAGCGCGACAATAACAACATCGTATTGGCTGTCGCAACGTTTTCTTTCTCATGATATCTCTGGAAGTAATGTATCTGCATAATTCATACCTCATTTCACATCGTTTCTATCTATTTCTGTACCACACAAACAGGTCAAACTTCCTCTTCCTGAACTCAACTGTTATTCCAAGTTCATCGAGCTTCCTTGTAATGTAATCGTTATACGCTTTGTAGTTATATGCTTTTCTCCAATTCTCAATTTGTGTCTCAGTAACATCGCTGAAATACAGCGGCAAGTGTTCCTTCAAGACTGTATCCAAAATGGAGTAATCATCTCGCTCATATAGATTCCTATTATGGTAACAGCAATATTTTGAAGCAAAAGAGAACAGATTTATTTTGCCATTGCTCCTTGCTATCTGGTTTACCACTTCCGGATCACCGGCTTTTATCCTTGCATCGATGTCAGGAATGGAAGCAATTATGTTCGAAAGCTCTACCATACTGATTTTGCTTTTATGCTGTGACAGATGAGTCGAATTGGTGATATCAATAAGTCCGACCTTCATCGCAACGATATCTGGGTCTGTATTATCAGGAAACCTCCTAAGGCATCTCGTAATCATTTCCATTTCTGGACCATAATTATCAGTCTCAGCCACTATGCGACCTGCTTCTTCGATGGTCTCGTTGGTAATCTCATCACCGGAAACATCCCTGACTCCCTTTTTAGGCTGTGTTACCTTCTCCGGAATCACGATATCTGCACCAGTCAGTGAATAGTACGCCGGCTGGCTTCCAGTTCTTAACACCACACCACTATTAACAAGCCCCATCAAGGCGCCATAAATATTCGGTCCATGATTCTTATCGCCATAAATAGCCTCAGCCAAAGCAAGCTGTGTCATGGTACCGTTTGTTTTTAACAAATCAACAATCGTTTCCTTCTGACCCATACACTACTTTTCCTTTATATATTTCCCGCTTTTTATACGTTCATCGCTCGGTTTTTCTGCATCAGCCGGTATTGCCCAGTAGGAGCCTATCTTCGTTGCTCCTGGGATACGATCTTCTGAACATAAAACCTGGATTCTCCTGACGGAGATACCCCATTTCTCTGATGTTTGTTTTATAGATAAGTACTCCATATAGTCCTTTCTAAACTACAAAAATCACACATTACACTCTAACGTTAATTATATGCCAAACCGCGAATAAAATCAATTAATAAAAGCGGCAAGACAATCGCCTCACCGCTAGTATTTATCTATCAATATCCACTTCAATTCCTGCTTTAAAGCACACTTGAACATGGTCCTCATACACTTTAATCTCCCGGATATATTTTCTGACCATCGCCTCGTCGTATTCTGTAAGTTCGTGGTCCGCCCCTTTAATGAAATCTTCAAGCTCGCCGATCCTTAATTTGAATCCTTCCGTCTCAGCTTTATCTACCAAGAGCTGCTGCTTCTTTTCTTTCAGGCGGTCAATCTCATCCGCAAGTGTCGTGTAATCTTTCTTTGCCTGAGCAAGCCTTACAAGATCTTTCTGCTTTACACTAAGAAGTTCGTTTATGGCATCAAGCTCTCCTGTATTATCATCAGCAAGCGCGGTCTTTATGTTTTGCATCAATGCATCCAGCATGGAATCAGAGCATTTTAGAAGCTGGTTTATTGCCTCCACCGTCGCCTGCTGTAAATCGCCTTCTTGAATAGTTCTCGCATCGCAGGCGCTTGGCCCGTTTTCAACTCTGGTACAACAACGCCATACGTTAGAGCGCTTTCCTCTGTTGTTCCATGCAATTCGCCTGTAAATATCTCCACATTTCGTACAGGTACAAATGCTGCTTAAGGCATACTTGCTGGAATAGACTCTTTTCCGTTTACCGGTCCCGGTATACATGTTTGCCCTACGTACCATTTCTTCCTGCACCTGCGTAAAAAGGTCTCTCGGAATAATGGCTTCTTGGCTACCCGTCACATAGTACTGTGGGTATGAACCATCATTCTTTATTCTGGTCTTTTCTATAAAATCTGTTGTGATCGTTTTCTGTAAAAGAGCATCGCCCATATACTTTTCATTTTGAAGAATACCCTGGACCGTACTCAAATGCCATTTATACTTTTTACCGCCAGTTTTAATCTTGTCTCGCTCCAAGCCATTTGCGATATCCCTGAAGCTAGCGCCTTCCAAGTATTCTCTAAAAATACGGCGTACTATCTTAGCCTCATCCTCGTCAATAATCAGCTTTCCTTCCTCGTCCTTTGTGTATCCCAGGAAATGATTGTGGTTAACCTGCACCTGCCCGTTTTGATATCTGAACTGCAATCCAAGCTTTACATTCTGGCTTAGTGATTGTGACTCCTGCTGCGCAAGAGAAGCCATGATGGTAAGAAGGAGTTCTCCACTAGCTTCTAAGGTGTTGATGTTTTCCTTTTCAAAAATGATTGCTATGTTTTTATCCTTGAGCTGCCTTACATACTTGAGGCAGTCTAAAGTATTTCTGGCAAAGCGGCTGATAGACTTTGTAATAACCAGGTCGATCTTCCCTTCCATGCAATCGTCGATCATCTCATTAAAGCCCTCTCGCTTTTTTGTGTTGGTACCGGAGATACCGTCATCAGCATAAATGCCTGCAAGCTCCCACTCCTTATTGCGGCTAATGTAATCGGTGTAGTGCTCAACCTGTACTTCATAGCTGCCAGCCTGCTCATCGCTGTCAGTACTTACTCTGCAGTACGCTGCGACCTTAAGTTTGGGTTTGTCTACTTCTTTTGATACCCTGTTCCCGGTACGCTTTCTGGCCGGGATAAGTGTTACATTTTCATTCATTGCTATCCTCTCCTACCTGGCTGTATGTGTATTGTGCCTGCAAGTATGGATCGTCGTATTTTTTCTCCACCTTGCCGATCTTAAAACAAAATGTTTTAGGAATTTGTTTTTCAGGCCTGTAAATACCGAGCCTGTTTTGGCTTTTTGCATTGGTGCTTCTCACTTCTTGAGCCTTGGCGAATGTCTCATCATCAATAAGCTGCGGATAGAAGTCGGTTCCAAGATAAATCTCATTCTTTATGATCCTGCCGATTACTGAATGCGTTTTATTTATCCCGGCTGTTTTTGCCGCAGCTCTCATTGATTTACACTCAATGAAGTTAGTAAAAAGCTTTCTGATCGCCGGAGCATCATCATTGAAGGTTGCAACCCCAGCTTCAATTTTGTATCCGTATGGAACGTGCGTCATTCTAACACCACCCTTTCTGTTAATTTGAGCCCACACTTCATATTGAAAGTGAAGGTTTCTCTGTCCTGAACCGTTATGTTCTCAACATACTCTGCAAAAAGATCTGCATCGTATTCTGTGATATCCTCCATCTTTGCTAAGAACCTTTGGAGCTTTTCAGCTTCGGTCAGGTGGTTTAGGTCACCGCTTATACTTTGAGAAAGCTGCTGCTTTTCCTTAACAAGAGCGTCAGCTTCCAGAACAAGAACATTGTGCTCCGCATGATAAATATCCGGCTCAATATAACCGGCGTTCATAAGGTTTACTAAGACTTGTTGCTGTTCACTATTGCTTTCAATTTTGGATTCCAGCTCGTTTATCTGATGAAGTCTATCCCTATTGTTAAACCCTCGAAGGCCATCCACAAAAGGCTTCATTATTTGTTGCCTGCCCACCTGCAGCTTATTCATCATCCTTACAAAAGCAAGCTTGATCACATCGTCTTTTACATAAAGCATGCTGCAAGAATCTTTGTCATCAAGGTGGCCTCTGCATGACCAGGCTATGTAATCTCCACTTGGTTTGTAGTGGTTCCTTCTTTTGAAAGTCGATCCACACTCGCCGCAGATAATCTTTCCTGAAAGTGAGTACCTGTTCTGGTACCTGTCAGTATCACCGCCATTGCCTTTTTCTTGGCCCCGCCTAGCCATCGCATCCGCTACCATGTCAAAGGTCTCATGGCTTATGATCGCTTCATGATGGTTTTTACATAGGTACATGTTTTCCTCACCGTAATTTGTGTGCCGATTGAAACTCTCATCAGTGAAGGTCTTCTGAAAAATAACGTCCCCGGTGTATTTCTCATTTCGTAGAATCCCTTTGACCGTCGATGCATGCCATCGGCAGTTCTTCTTTGACTTGATACCTCTTTCGTTTAAGGTATTTGCAATGATATGGGAACCCATGCCAGAAAGGGCCATACAAAACATTTCTCTTACAACCTCGGCCTCCTCAGGTACAACTACCATCTCGCCATCGATATTTGCGTAGCCGTATGGTGGGTAGGAAATAATGAAGGTTCCCTCCTCAAACCGGCGTTTTACCGACCACTTGCTGTTTTCCGAAATTGATCTGGACTCGCTTTCTGCTATGGAGCTTAGGATCGAAAGCATGAGTTCTGAGCTCATGTGCTCGGTGTCGATGTTCTCTTTTTCAAAGAAAATGTAAACCCCAAGCTTAGAAAGGTTCCGGACCATCTCCAGGGTGTTTGTAGTATTTCTTGAAAAGCGGCTAATGGACTTTGTGATTACGCGGTCGATTTTTCCGTCCTCACAATCTTTAAGAAGTCTAAGAAGGCCATCTCGCTTTTCGATCTTGGTTCCGCTTATGCCCTCGTCATAGTAAAGACCTGCATACTCCCAGTCCTGATGATCCTTGATGAAGGTTTCATAATGCTCCTTCTGTGTTTCAAGACTTAAAAGCTGCTCATCACTGTCGGTTGAGACCCTGGCATAAGCGGCTACTCGTGTTTTTTGTTGTGTAGCAAAGCTTTGTGTAGCTTCTATTTTTGTTATCCTTACCACCGTCTCACCTCCTTATTAGGTCGATACTATACATCACTCTAAAGGCCACATATAGCAAGTTATTTCTCCATAATATCGCCGTAAAAAGGAGAGAATTTTTCCCGGTTTAACGTGGATATTCTGGCCTTTTCCTCTTCCGAAATAAGCCCTTTTTCAAAGAGTGACTGCGTGAACTTTTCCGCCATTTCATACTCGAAATCCTGCCGCATAGCCTCTGCGGTCATGGTCCTTGCCGGAGTTGTGAGTTCAGGGCCGATATTCTTTGTTACTTCCATTAATACTCACCTCCGAACCTATCCTCGATATAGCACTCATGGCAGCAATACTTCCTATCCTTATTGCCGTAGGAAATAAACTTCTTACCGCACTTTTCACAGGTGCACTCATAATTGGCCTTTCGGTTTACAAGGTCCATGTGGGTGTTCCACCAGAGGTTTCTGCATTTGTCACTACAGAAGCGTTTTTTCTTACGGCCAGGGTTCTGCTGCACCGGCTTTCCGCAATGCTCACAGGCTTGGATGGTGATCTCTCCATGAAACTCAAATGCTCTCTTCCCGCCGAGGCCATGCCTCTGGCAGTAGGTTTTTATGCTGTTAATGGAAAGGTCCATTTTCTTGGAAATCTCCGTATAACCAAGGCCCTGTCCTCTGTAGACTGCGATCTGATTCTTCTGTTTGTCTGTCATTGTCTCGTTCCTCCTTATCGTTTGAAGGTTCTTCCTTCTAACTTCCTAAGGGGTTTTGAGAGAGCAAATTCCGGGTATCGTTATAATTTTTTCTAAAAAAAAATAAGCCTACAGGAATCTCCGAAGAGAAACCCGTAGGCTTAAATGCTTTTTGCTATACTCTTTTACAATAATCGAGGCTGATCCAACCGGCACCGGATTTCAGCTTCCCCCATCCGGCCGTAGCGCCTTTTCCTTGTCTAACCTCTACGATAGTAAACACCCCTTTGCCAGTGTATTTACCAGTTTTGGCTGTATTGGTCCCGGCGCCTTTTCTGATATTCAAATCATCAATATCGACTTTTACCAGAAACGGACACTCGCTCTTTGGAGCTGAACTCTCACCGGTCACGTCGTACTTTGTTAATCCCCAGCGCTCAATTATAGAGCAGAGCTTTTCCACATAAGTAAGGCTTGTAGCATAGCCACCATCTTTGATAAGCTGCACTGCTTTCTTGTAATCTGTCAGTCCCTTAAGGCCTTCATAGCGAAGTTTGCTTCCGTTCTTGGCGCCAAGGAGATATGCTGAGTGATCCGCAATCGACTTCTCTACAGAAGGGTACTTTCTAAAATCTGCGGTGATCGTCTCATAGGACCCATCCGCGTGCTGTTCTGAGGTTTTCTTTGTATAAATACTTACCCCATCCCAGCTTGAACCACTCCAGGTATTTCCTGATAAAGACTTCTTCATGCCGAAGCAGTTATTTGCACCCTGGGCCAGCTCACTCTTTCCGTATCCTGATTCAAGAATAAACTGAGCTAAAGATACCGAAGCAAGTACCCCGGTTTCCTTTTGATCGGCTGTGAAAAGCGGACCTACCGTTTCAATGACCTGAGCTTCTGTCATATCCTTAAATGAAGTGGCCTGGATTCCGGTCGTTTTTACCTCTCCGCTCATGGCAGCTTTTACTGCATTCCGAAATCCGTTCATGGTATAGCCCGTTCCAAGCTGACTCCATAAGTGCTCCGGATCACCATGATTTGAAGCAATACCCCTTGCATGGCCTTCCCTGTGCGAAAGGATAACTCCATCGGCAAGTGGATCCAGCCCATACTTCTTGCAAAGCATAGCGAATAGCTCCACTGCAGCATCATAGGTTCTTTTCGCTACAGCTTTCGCGGTTGCAATATCGGAGCACTTAAAGGTAAAGCCGCCTGTGTATTTAATGCAGGCAGGCTCGCACATCTCCACACCAATATGAGTATTATTGGCGGACCCGTTGATGGAGCTTCCCGCATGCCACCCTCTGTGGTCCCAAGGAAGCGTCTGATAAACAGTTCCATCCTCTCCGTCAATAAATCCATGAACACAGGCCCTGTCATACGAAGGGCTGTTCCAACTATTAATAAAGGCCGATGCCTTCGGCTGGGAACAACCAACCGAATGAAGCATCAGCCCTTTAACAGTTATCTTCCTTCCTGCCTTATAGCAGGGGTTCTTTGTTAAAATACTCTCTACTAACTTCATTAAGAATCACCTTCCTTGCTTACCTCCGGGATTCCGGCGACGCTTGTAAGCAGCGATAAAATACCAGCAAGAGCCGCTGCACTCGCTACCAGTGTCCAGTTAACATCTCCAAGCACTGCCGCTGTTCCGATTGTGGCAACCGCAGTCTGAGCAACTGTCTTGATTGCTCTTACGCCTGCTGCCTTGATCCAGTTCTTCCAGTAATTACTCATGACTTTCTTCCTCCTTTACGGGTTCTTTGTTTGTAAGTTTAAGTAGTTCCTCTCGCCTACTGTCGAGCACACCATTTTCGCCAAGGCTGTGATAAGCCTGATACTGGTTTTCCCAGTCCTCCATGTGCTCTTCTGAAATCCAGCCGCAGTCCATGTAATAGTGGTACTGCTCCAAAAGCTGTGATCTCATTTGTGCCTGCTGCGCTTTGATTAACACCCTTAGCTGTTTTGTGTACTGAAGACAGCTTTTGATGCACCAAACCGTCATCGTAAAGATTGACGGGATGCCTAAAATCCCAAGCCAGGCTACAAACTCTTTTGCCGCATCACTCATGGCTTCCTCCTTTCCATGAAAAAAGCAGCCCTTTCGGACTGCCTCATTCACTAATTGCTTTCTGTGATCGTGTATGTGATTTTCATGGTCTTATCTGCTGTCTTAATAACCGGAGAACCCAGGTTATTGATGGTCGCCAGATAAGGTGTGAAAAGATATAGCTCTTTGTAAAGAGAATACTCATAATAGTGATACATCCATTCTCTTATGGCAAAGGTCTTATATCTTGCCATTTGTGATCTGCCCCAGGCGACAGAGCTTGCTTCCGGTGTATCTCTTATGCGGATCTTCGGCTCACCATTTAAGAAATACCAGCCGTTAATCACAACGTCATCATCAACGATGTAGGTATACTGATTTGCTGAGGTGTAGGTGAAATCAGGAACCTGCTCGATATTTGCAACATTGGTAGTATCAATTCGATACACGTAATTGTTATTATTACATACGCACATAAGCCACTTTCCACTCATGCCAATGCTGTTAAAATCACTTATGCCGCTTGGAGTCACAATCTTCCTGGTTGTTGCTGTTGATCCGTCAATGGTAACCATATACCACTCGTAGCTAACGTGTTCGTAATAATCCCTGTCACCGCTTGTGTATTTATATCTTTGGTTGTCCCTGCGGATAATGCCATACCACTTGCCATCAGCGCCATGATACAGATAATTCCTTACATCCGTACTTGAAGTATAGGACTCCTCGGTCCCATCTTTACTGCCTCCTGTATAGTAATTGTGCATAGGATAGTGCCCAATCTCTATTACTGTTTCTTCCTCAGGAGTC